TTTGTGTTTGAGGGTCAGGAAATATACTATCCTTGTTGTTAGAATCAGTTAAAAATTGATATAATGAAACCGTTGAACTTTCGGAACCATACCAATCTAGCCCATTAGTGCCAAACCTATTAACGTAAGTTATTGGGTTTGGTAAGCTATCTGCTTGGTATTGTCCTAAAAACTTATTATACGCTCTAATATACTTTGGTGTAGCATCGTAATTAGTAGCGTTTTTAGAGTCATTACGAACTACTCCCGTAGTTGCAAATGTTTCATTGTAATTTCTAAGATATTGAGTATATACATAACAAGCCACGAGACTTTGTTTGTTAGCACCCCTTAAACCCTCCCAGCGTTTTTTAACGCTAGAGGGATTTGTATAGGTTACACCGTTTACTAAATCAATCCACCTTTTAGGAGCAGTCTCCAATGAAGGAGGGTCTGTGTCCACAGAAAATGGTAATTTAGCTAATTGTGTTTGTAGTGCATCGTATAAAACAACACCTAATGCGTTAATCAATAATTCACGTTCAAATTCTATAATGTAAAAATCCAAGTCAGTTTGATTGGTTATACCAACCGCACCAACATTTATATCAGTATTGTTTGGGATATATAAATCCCCTTTTAGAAAATATGAATTATCGATTAAACCAGCCATTACTTATCAGTTTTTACTTTTTTCTTTCTTTGTGTATCAAGCTTTCCTGCTTTTTCTAAAGAGTCTTTGACCCCCTGTGAAACTCTCACAGTTCTACCGTTGAATTTTATTTCAACGGTAGTGTCCTTAAAGTGACCCATTATGCTTTAGCGATAGCTGCTTTGTCTACTGCGAAATCTCCTTTTACAAATGCAGGATAGTGATTAGATTTAACTCTTTGAACTAATCTTGCTTCTGCTAAAATAGTTACAAAATTCTTAGTAAAGTCATCATTCTCATAACCTACGTCAAAACTTAAACCTTCTCTAAATCTTACACCAGCTTTACTAAAATCTCCTACTAAATAATCTCCTTCAGTAACTCCCGTGTTAGCAACAACTGGAATACCTTTTACAACCGTATTTGCGTTTGTAGAAAATGGAGGTAAAACGTAGTGACCGTCAGTTCCTTTTGCTAAATCCATTGCTGTAACATCAGAAGGATTCATAACAATATAGTTTGCTTGAAAAAGTGCAATTGAAATTTGATTGATAGCAACTCTTAATACATCAGCATTGATTGGAGTTGTAACTTGATTAACTGCGCCCGTAGCAAAAGTACCTGGAGCAAAAGCAGTAGCGTTAGTTAAAATACCCGTCAAGTTTTGTCCTGTTCCGTCTCCCGATAACAATTGAGCATCAATAGTTAAATTGATTCTTTCAGAAAGTTCTTGGTTAATTTCAGACTCCATTAAAGGAATATCATCTAGCATTTCTTTAGATACCTTGATATAAGCGGTAACTTTACGAACTGCAGCACTTGCAAGTACTAATTCAAAATCAATTTGAGCTTTAGCTGCTCCTTCAGCAGTCATTGCAGGTGCACCTTCAGCGTTAGCTTGTTGTACCCATTCCCATAAGTTAGAACTAATTGTTCCAACGTTTACTAATTCTAAGATAAAAGGATTTCTTCTTACGATACGAGTAATTCCCGCTTCTCTTTCAGCTTGTGGCATTTGACCAGTTGTGCTTCCAGACAACGTCATATTTCCAACTGCCTTCATTGTCATACGAATATTCGTCTTAGAATCTCCGTTCTTCATTGCTACTAACTTCTCTTTGTTAGCGATTAGCAATTCAGTTACTTGTGCTTTAAATGAAACGTTCTTGTTTTCGTTTGCACTATTTAATTTAGAAGTTAAACCTTCAATAACAGCACCTTGGCTTTTTTGAGCTTCAACTAAACTTCCATTAGAAGCCTCTAAACTTTTTACTGTTTTCTTTAACTCACTAGAGTTTTCAGAAATTGCTTTTAAAACTTGAGGATTTACTTCTCTAAAAGCATCCTTTAGCTTTGTGTCCATACTAGCACCGATAGAAGACTCTATCTTTAAAATAAGTGCATCAAATTCTTCTTTGTTCATTTTAATGTTTGTTTAAATTAAAAATTAGTTTTATTAATTGCATCAATTATACTGAAAGTGCTTTCTGCGGCTTTCTCTTGAGTGTCTATTTTTCCAATTAAATCTAGAAAAGACGGCTCTTTGTCAATGTTTGTTGTTGGAGT